TGTTTCTGATAATCAAAAAACATCTTAGTAGTTAATAGTCTTAAGCCACTATCGGACCACGGCATTGTTGCGTGATAGTGATATGTTCGTGCCATACCAGCAAACTTACCAATCGCATCGAATACAGGCTCGTCTGCAAATAGCTTCTTGTTATAGTTGCCAGCCCTTGTGGTTGTCTGCTTTGCTACATCAATCTCGGCAGAGATAGCCTTGTCTAGCTTGCGCCCTGTCCATACTGAGATGTTGAGTTCGACCAGCATTGCGCTATTGGAAATACTTGGTACTGAGATGTTCGGTGTAAAGTTACTGTCAATCATGGTATTTTTCCTGTTGTTGTGAGGTTTGATACTGTTTATGATAAGTTGTTACTGTAATATATAGTTTACCACTCTTTGATACTATTGTCAAGTTTTGGGGTTGCATTGTAAAGTTTTTACTGTCCAGTTTTTAGACCACCAAGCCGAGTGCGTGGCATAACGACTATGTATTTCTCCTCATCCATAGATTGCAGAGTTACATCGTGATCTGTCCACCCGATAATGCAGTAGGTTCGCTTGCCTATGCGTTTGATCTGTCCTATATTCATGACTGATTACTCCATACCCAAAAGCCAATAACAAATGGTGTAAGGCAGAATCCAATAATGACAAAGCCAAGTAGTGTGTTAAGAAGAAAGTTCACTGTCAGCCTTGTATCTGTTTTAAAGGTGCTTATTGCCATCGCATACTGCGCATCTCGTTGTGCTTCTGATAGCGTACGGCTAACAGGTGTTATGTTCTTAATGAGTGTTTTAGATGGATAAGTCATGGTCATTCTCCTCGTTGATTAAATAATTCGCTGGGTTTAATACTGTGCCGAATAGGTAAAGCAGTGGGTTGGTTTCGGCAATGAGTATGCGTTTCTCGTCTGTTGTTAAGTTGGTCTTTAATAGATGAGTGAGGCTATCCTTGTTGTGTTGTTCTATTAAAGTATCTCTGTTGCGAGTCTGGTATTTCTTCATGTTGTCCTCTTTGGGTTAAGTTGTTTAAGCAATGATGCGTCTGTGATGAGCATGTAATTGCTCTTGTTCATTGGTGCTACTGTGAACTTGCGTTCTTTGGCTAAGAAGTCACCACATATCATGCAGTGCTTATAACCTAGCGCCCATCGTGCGTTTTCGATCTCATCACCACATTCTCTGCATTGGTGGGATAACTTGCTCATACTATTCTCCTGTAAAGTTACTGCCGATTTCGTGAGTGTTGTGTCAGTTTTTGCAACACGAGTTCCGACTGACATATATAGTATAACATATTAAGGTAGTAAAGTCAATGTTTTAGTAGTAAAGACTATTAAAGATTAGTAAAGAATATTTGTACCTATTGTTCTCTATATTGTAGTTAAAGAATACTATATAGAATAAGGAGTGTCTGTTTGTTCCTATTGTTCCAGCTAATATTGTCTAACCTACTTTTGCTTTTCATTAGGAAAAAAAGAAAAGAAGATTTGCCGAAAGACAAAAAACACCGGAACAATAGGAACAAACGGACAAAGCCCATTCTATAAGGGTCTAGCTTGGAACAATAGGTGGAACAATACAAAATTCTTGGAACAATAGCAGGGTTAACCCCTAGTAGTTTCCTGTTGACAAAGTTATATTTTGGGATTATGCTGGGAGCACCAGCATAACTTTTAGCCCCTGTGCTACACGCTACTTAAGTGACTGGTATCACCCTATAAGAACATTGTCTGTAAAGTTACTGGGAAAGATGTGGTGATGTAGTTGCATTAAGTTGTTGTGCCGTGCCGAATCCAACCGACCCTGTGCTGCTCGCTACTGAAGTGACTGGTATCATTCGCTGTAAACTTACAGCAAGGGTTTACCCTATAAGATGTTAGGGCAAAAATAGGCGAAAAAAAAACCCCACCGATTTCTCGGCAGGGCTTAGGTGATGTTACTTCGGTTTTACTTGTTTGCGTACTGCAAGGGCGGACAATATTTCTTTATCCTTGAGCATACCCTCATAACCATTCTTGACTTTACCAATTTGGGCAATGGCTTGATCTACATAATAGCGAACCATCTGCTCAGGCGTTGCGGGTTTAGCTTTCTCTGTTTTCCCGCTTGCTAAGTTGGTTTCAAATCTGACCATTGCTTTCTTGATATTGCCGTAGTCAGTTGAGACATTCTCGCTCAGTAAGATCTTACGAATTGCGCCCTGTGAGACATTAAGCGAAGTAGGATCAGAGTTAAGCAATTTCTGAGCCGTTGCATCATAACCCTTAACGATGCCCGCAATGATCTTACTACGGAAAGCCACCAATCCACTATCCTCATCACTCGCACCAACAAAATGGTATGAGCGTTTACCATGCGAATAGAGAAGATCAACTAATTGCTTAGTGGATTGCTTACCCTTAAATGATAGCTCGCCGAATTGCTTAAGGGCTTCGCTCTCATCTTTCGCAATGGTCAAGACTGGATCGGCGGGTATTGCTTCGCCCATCATTGCCTTAACTTGTTGACCAATGGCTGATACTGCAACTGCATTATTTACTTGTTTCATGATATATCCTTGTGAGTTAATTAAAAAGAATGATCCAATCTTATCCTCGGGCATAGCTTAGGGATCAGTATCCTAAGATCAAAGCCGTCTCATCTCGGGGCAATGTGGCATTAAATCCGCCCGCACTAGTCAACCCCTCGATGCCCTCTGTCTCTCTCGATCCATTAACTACAGTTTAACAGAGTTTGGTATAAGATGTCAAGGTTTACTGTAACTTTACAGGGGCTAATAAGTGACCCCCCACACCCACAAATCCACAGAAGCTACAATCCCCAAGCCTGTATTCCTAATTTGCACGAGAGCACTCCATTTTTTTAAAATCGGCAATAAGTACAAACTGTCATACATAGGGTTTACCCCCGGTCATCAAATATTCACATACCAAAAAAATTTTTTGTATAAAATTCCTAGAGTTAGGAGGAACTATGAGCGCTTGGCTAATTATCGTTACTGGGTTAATCTACGGGTACATTTCGGCTGAACAGGCGTTCAAAGGAAATATTGGTATGGCTATCTGTTATGCGGGCTATGCTTTCGGCAACGTAGGACTTTATCTTATGGCTACCAAATGACAACTATCATCGGCGATTGGCGTAAAAAGATTTTAGTAGCAGATAGTCAGTTCACCGATTCCGATTCTGGTATTAAGTACTTTGAAGATAAGATCTTCCCGATTGACGGTGGGTGGATGGGAGTTGCAGGAAACTACTGCGATGCTGAGAAGGTCCTTGACTACCTGAGCAAAAAAATTAAAACCAAGCCGAAACTAAAGTCGGACAGCTCTTTTATTAAGTTGACTAAAGATGGGCTCTTCTCTTGTGGAGATGACTTAGAGTGGGAGAGAGTACGAACCTTTATGGCTATAGGCAGCGGGGCTATGGCGGCGGAGGTCTGTTTACGGATGGGGCTCACAGCACAAGAAGCAGCTAAGTGGGCGTGTGATGTGGACATGAATAGTAGCGGGCCGATAAAGACTTATACGCTAGATGACAAAGATGCCGTATAAGGACCCCGAGATTAAAAAGGCTAAGCATGCGGAATACAGCGCTAGGCACTATGGGAAGAATAAAGAGGTAGTAATAAAACAGACTAAGGACGCTAAAGTTGCACTTAGAAAAATATGGTACGAGTTTAAAGCGACACTGCGATGTGAGTTCTGTGGGTTTAACCATAGCGCCGCACTAGACTTCCACCACGAAGATCCGAGTACTAAAGAGAACAACGTGCACAGTCTTATATCTAACGGACAGTTCGCTAAAGCATACGAGGAGATCAAGAAGTGCATAGTCCTGTGTGCTAACTGCCACCGGATACACCACCACAACGAGCGTAAAAAGTAAAACCACTTTTAAAAAATAACGCTGTAACTCTATAATTATAAAGAAGAAACCGGTGCAAACATGTGACATCGACCGGCATAAAAGTGCATGAAACTTTAATAAAATAAAAAGTTTCCCGAACGGGAAGAATGAACGAAAAAGTGACCAAATAAGCAAAAAAATTACCGAACGGGACATTTTGTAAGAAAAAGTAATGACTCATTAATGAGTCCGTATGTAGGCTAAAGCCTTATTTATGAGTCAACCAAACTGCTCATAGAACGCACAATCTATACAAAGTGTCTACAACTCTGCACATACCCCGACAATATGTCTACAAAACTACAAATACTAGACAAACAAAAAACTGTCTAGTAACACACAGCGTGTTAATCAGAAAAAAAGTATGTTAAATGACTGAGTTATAAGTAAAAAGAATAAACCTGCATAACATCCTTATATATTGCACTGCAACAAAATGTATCGTATAATATACAAAACCGGGCAAAAGCCCATTAACGTAAAGGAAAATATCATGTTTGATTTCGAGAAGAAGTACGAAGAATTGGTTAAACAAGTAAAGCAGATTAACGACTTTTGGGTTAGCGCTGTTATTTCTAGTTTGAAGCAATTCCAGAAATAAGATAAAATGCAATTCGGGGGTAAGGTCCGAAAGGGCTTTTTGTTGCGCAACACCCCCACCAATTCCTACCTATAGGTACAAAGTCTTTTACATAATTAAAACTTATAGGTTACAATCCACACATCGCAATCACGTCGGACTTGACTAGATGCAATTACATGTAGAGCCGGACTTGGCTATACCCTTCCCGGACGACAACCCGGTGTTGGCAAACTTTATTGAAAAGGCACAAGCTGCCTGTAATTCAGCCGAACTCTTAGGGCTGGATATGACACCGACTGAAAAAGACCTAGAAGCCGCTGAATTGCTCACTTATGCTGTAGCTGAGAACGAAGACAAAGCGAATAAGAAGTTAGTCAGAAAAGAATATCGCCCTGCTACATATGGTCAGGTAAAAGCACAGTTAGATGAGTTTTCTATCCGTGTTGTAGATTCCGCACTACAGATCAGGCTATTAGTAACAAATAAGTTACTACTTGAATCAGCCAATGATGACCCCAAAATCCGTATCCGTGCCCTAGAACTACTAGGAAAAATCACAGACGTGGGGCTATTTACCGAAAAATCCGAAGTTACCATCACAAATCGTTCTACAGAGGACTTGGTTAACTCTGTGCGGGCTAAGATTCAGCGTTTGATGCACCCAGTAGACATAGAAGACGTAACTGAGATCAAAGTAAACGGTGAAACCTTTGATTTAAGCGAAGAATTAGGCCTTGACGACGATAAACCCGAGGAAAAAGAGGGTGAGTGACCCACTAGATTCTCTAACTGACGTTGAATTGGACTTTTTAGTTCAAAATTTAGATGCTTTTGAGGATTCTGACGCCCTAGAGCTTGATATGGTGCTCGATGTCATTGACAAAAGGAAGTCTGCCCGTGCTTGTAGGGACGATTTGATTGAATTTTGTAAGAGAATGCAGCCAGATTACAAGGTTGGTAAGCACCACAGGATATTGGCAGACCTGCTTATGGACATCGCAGATGGTAAGAAGAGCCGTGTTTGTGTGAATATCCCACCCCGTCATGGTAAATCCCAGCTAGTTTCTATCTATTTTCCCGCATGGTTTCTAGGTAAATACCCTAATAAAAAGGTATTAATGGTCTCTCATACCACCGATTTGGCGGTGGATTTTGGTCGAAAAGTAAGGAATATCATTGACAATGACGTATATCACTCAATTTTTCCAACGGTATCGTTGGCTCAGGATAACAAGTCTGCTGGTCGTTGGAATACCAATCTTGGTGGCGAGTATTTTGCTTGCGGCGTGGGTTCTGCTCTCGCTGGTCGTGGCGCTGATTTGCTATTGGTGGACGACCCCCATAACGAGCAAGACATCATCAACGGGAACTTCGATGTATTCGAGAGGGCGTACGAGTGGTTCACGTACGGAGCACGTACCCGACTAATGCCGGGTGGTAGAGTAGCTATTGTGCAAACACGGTGGCACCAAGATGACTTGAGTGGTCGTGTAGTACGGGATATGACTCAGAATGAAGAAGCTGACCAATACGAACTCGTTGAATTTCCAGCGATTTTTAATGAAAATACTCCCGAAGAGCGAGCTCTCTGGCCTGAGTGGATGTCACTACCCGCTTTGCGTCAAACAAAGGCATCTATGCCGGTGTTCCAGTGGAACGCTCAGTATCAGCAAAACCCTACATCTGAAGAAGCCTCAGTAGTTAAACGAGAGTGGTGGAATGTTTGGAAGCAGGAGCGCCCGCCCGAGTGCGAGTACATCATTATGTCTTTGGACGCTGCAGCCGAAACCCACAACCGGGCCGACTTTACTGCACTGACTACTTGGGGTGTGTTCTTCAATGAGGAGAAGGGCGAGGAGCGACATAATATCATCTTACTCAACTCAATAAAGAGACGACTAGAGTTTCCTGAGTTAAAAGATCTAGCGTTTGAGCAGTATCAAGAATGGCAGCCCGATGCGTTCATTGTGGAGAAAAAGTCAAACGGTGCAGCGTTATATCAAGAATTAAGAAGAACAGGAATGCCAGTATCAGAATACACCCCACACAGAGGCTCCGGTGATAAACTAGCGAGACTGAATAGCGTAGCAGATATTGTAAGGTCTGGGTTATGTTGGGTTCCCGAAGCAAGATGGGCTGAGGAAGTGGTTGAAGAGATTGCAGGATTCCCGTTTATGAGTCATGATGACTTAGTAGACTCGACGGTAATGGCATTGATGCGGTTTAGGAACGGTGGCTTTATTAGATTGCCTAATGATGAACCGGACGAAGTTAAATGGTTTAAAGCAAAACGCAAAGCGTACTACTAAGGAATAAATTATGGCAATTGATAAGGCACTCTACCAAGCACCCGTCGGAATTGACGCAGCTGCTGAGAATGAATCCCCAATCGAGATTGATATTGAAGACCCAGAATCAGTAGGTATCCACGCTGATGGTCTAGATGTAATCCTCGAAGCTGGCGATGATAAAGAGGAAGAAGGGTTTAACGATAACCTTGCGGAATACTTAAATGCTAATGAGCTCTCTACATTAGCAGGTGATTTGGTTGGTGACTTTGACGATGACGTTAGCTCACGCAAAGATTGGATTCAGACTTATGTAGATGGTCTTGAGCTCTTAGGTTTGAAGATTGAAGAACGTGCTGAACCTTGGGAAGGCGCTTGTGGTGTATATCACCCACTCCTAGCTGAAGCATTAGTAAAGTTCCAAGCAGAAACCATGATGTCTATTTTTCCAGCAATGGGCCCAGTTAAGACAGTCATTATTGGTAAAGAGACTCCAGAGAAGAAAGAGTCTGCTGAGCGTGTACAAGACGACATGAACTTCCAATTAACTGAGAAGATGCCCGAATATAGACCAGAAACGGAGCGTATGCTCTGGGGCTTGGGTCTTGCAGGAAATGCGTTCAAAAAGGTTTACTACGATCCATCATTGGGCCGTCAAGTAGCAATGTTTATACCTGCAGAAGATATTGTTGTACCATATGGCGCATCTGATTTACAGTCTGCGCAGCGTGTAACCCACGTAATGCGTAAAACCGAAAACGAATTACGTAAGTTACAAGTTAATGGGTTCTACCTTGATGTTGAATTAGGTGATCCAGTTAATTCCCTTGATGAAGTTGAGAAAAAGATCGCTGAGAAGTTAGGCTTCCGTGCGACTACTGACAATCGCTTCAAGCTATTAGAGATGCACGTTGACTTGGACTTACCGGGATTTGAGGATGAGGA